ATACCCAAACGATACCATAACCCTCGTTCTTTTACTTCAAAAGTTCGAAAATAAAAACTGCAAATAATGGAAATTAAAGCAACACCATTGTCGCACTCTAAAAAAATTGAGTTTGACGTCAACAAAGTAAAACAAGTATACTATGGCCGTCTCGATAACTGCCGTTGCGGTTGTGCAGGTGATTACTACCAACCCGGTGTAACACCTAAAGCTGACGCTTTTATTACTAAAGCACTTGAAATACTCAACAAGTATTCTAACTCACCGCACGAGCAAGTAATGTACGATCGCTTTACCTACAAAGACCCAACACAAAACGAGTTGTACTTTGAAATACAAACCGAAACACGTGACTTCGCTTGGCGCCCCGATGATGACGACGACGACTACTGGGAAAGTGATGAGGGTGATGTAGGGTATGCATTCTACATACAAGATTAACACGACACCTAATCGATAATATAATAAACAAACGATATGACACAGAAAGAACTCACTACGCATGCTACGGTTATTACCGAAGCCGTACTAGACAACATGTACTCTACCGTATCTAATTATATGGAAGACGTACTCGAACACGACCCTTACATGGAAGACTTCAGTGCAGTGCACGACGAAATATTCTTTGAGTGTGTGAAAGCAATTGGTAACCTTCAAATTTCTATAAAATGACACTAGAACAACTGAATCAAATGAGTTACGATAAAATCGTATTTCTCTGGAATGAATACTGCGAAGAAGTCAACTACTTCACCGACATGCTATACACCAACGACGACGAAGCCTTCAGTACATTCGGTTTCACGATCAACGGCACGCTAATGAATAGTAGTAACGACGTATATGATTGGGACGACGAATTCGTAACTGCTGACGGCTATGGTAACCCATTGTCCGCTGCAGACCCTAAAATACTTATGGACCTTGATGCCCTGCTCGAGTGGTACTTACAAAAGCAACACGACAGCGAATCGATAAAATAATTGTAACTAATAAAAACTTATAACTATGGAAACACTTTATGACCGCTTAAAGCCTGAATTATTAGGCAAGCTAATGAAAAACCGCAAAAAGTATGAATTTTCTGTTAACCGATGTATAACTCTATTAAGTAGCAACCACCGCTACCACGACTTAACTATCGACGATGCAAACTACATATCTACATTTGTCGAAGCCGATTGGGTAAACGCTACATGCGTCGAGCTACGCCACGGCAGCTATATGTTTAACGAACCAAAAACTACTAACGATGAGTGATTTTATACCACAAGACCCTGACAACTTAGAAGACTTTAAAGATATACTTGCTGAGTACAACAAAATGCAAAACAGCGAACTTCAATTCTTCTTCGACGAACACCCGAGCGATATTGATTTTATGGTCAACAACGAATACACCGCTGACGGCTACGATGTGTGGGTAATGCGATCTGATAGCGAAGGCATATACTTAAGCGAAAATGTGTACTACCATGAGCCTAGCGGCGACGACGTGCTTAATCAGCTAGACTATATGTCTGACGACTGCAAAATATACTGCGAGATCGACTCAATGGAAATCGAATATACTTTGAAAGACCGCTTATATGTTAACTATGATAACTACAAAACCAACTTAGAAGATGAAAAAGTTAAATAAAGAAATGCGCCCACTACCTAAATGGTTTGATGGTGAAGTATATACCGAGGGCGGTACAGCCCGTAACCCATACACTGGTGAGACTGCAGAATTAAATGCACACGAGCTTACCATGTACGATCTTATTCTAGGCGCCGAAGCTATGGGCGCTTATAGAGTAATGCAGCAGGGACTAGGTTGGTTCCGACTTGCAAATGCTGAGGCCTATATGGTGTTACTCGATTAGTTACGAGATGTAAGAGCGCTGGAGATAATATTTTTAGCGGAGTAGGGTCAAAGGCGTTCTTACAAAACTAACACGAGTACCCAACGATAATATAATAAACAAAAGAAAATGAGCAAGAAAGTAATATGGTTTGACGGTAGCAATGTGTTTGTCGCTCGCAAGGGTAAAACAACAAATGCTAAGATATCAGATGGTTCACCTGTTCTGCAAACATATACCTTTAGCTACGAGCAGTGGAGTTTGGCCACTACTAGCAAAGGTTTTGGTATCAAAACATTCTTTGCACTTGACGGATCAAATTGTCTGGACTGCCCATTTTCTTTAGGTAACGGTAACGGCGGTTGCTATACGCACAAATTCCAACAATACGTCGGCTTTCTTTCACTGCTACGAAGTATCAAACCTGAAGAACTCAGCCCCTTCAACGATTTGAAATTCAAGCAGTTACTGAAGTTAGCTTCGAGGTCTTATGTAAGATTTGGTACGTATGGCGAGCCGTCGCTTATCGCTCCTAATGTTGTTGCTGCGATCGTTGCAGTAGCTAAAACATGGACGGGTTACACCCACCAATGGAACAAACCATTCGCTGCTGAGCACGGTAAATACTTTATGGCTTCCGTACATAATCAAGCTGAAGCTAACGTTGCACGTAATAAAGCATACCGATCTTTTATTGCAAGTAACGATAATTCTGAAAAAGCCGTATCTTGTCCAGCCTCTAAAGAAGCAGGCTTTAAATCTAACTGCGCTAAGTGTGGCTTATGCAGTGGTGTACTTGGCAAGGGTAATAAAGACATTAAAATACTACAACACTAATGATAGACGCAACTTTCGATCAACAATTGCTAGTCCGCAATTACTGGTCAACTATAGAAGAAACTCATGATGTTGGCCGTAACCGCGAACGCCGAAATGTGCTATACCGCTTTGCTTTCTTCGTAGCGTGCCGTGAGCTTTCTAACTTATCACTGAGTACCATTGGTCGTATACTAAAAAAAGACCATGCGACGGTCATACATGCAATGAAATCCCACGAAAGCAATTACCGCTTCGATACACAATATCGTGAAGTATACACTGAGATACACACTTGTTTAAAAGATATCATTGGAGAAAACACTGAGCAGGTATATAATGTAATTAAGCAGCGAGCTATGCAGGTTGATCCTGATTTGTACCATGATCATATCATTGAAACGTACAAACAGCGTCTTACTGCCCAAGAGCGTGAGCATAAAGACAGCACTGAGGTATTAAAAAGTACTTTGCTAAAAACACAAAAACACAATAGAACACTACAAAAGCGCCTTGACGCTTTAAATACTGAATGTTTAAGACTAAAAAATCTATTATGAGCAAGATGAAACAGTTTTTACGTATCGCTAATGCAAGACTACGTAAGGTTTACAAAAACAAACAACAAAGAAAAGCGTGGGCCGCTAATATGTGGCGCCGATGGATAGAAAGACAGAATATAGAACAAGACTTATAGGGGGAGGGATTTTACTAACTTAATATAAAAGTGTAATGGTTATTCACACCCTCCCTTTATAACCTTTAAAACAAAAGAAAAATGAAAAACATATTTAAGATCACCATCGAGCAATACGATAACAAAGCAAGCGTAGAGGTTAAACAAGCCGACCTTACGGTATCAGAAGCTATGGAGCTAATTCAAAGAGCATTATTAGGTATAGGCTACGCACAATCTTCAGTAGAAAAGTACTTTAACACCAAAGAGAAATGAGAGAGATACTACTTGAGATGTACGAAAAGCTATGGGAAGCTGACAAGGATAAGTTTACTTGGAATGCAATACTAAAGGATACACTTGAGAAATTAGAAAAGAAATGAAAGAGATAGTAATAATCACTTTGCTTGTAAGTGTGATGTTTATGTACCTCACTAATAAAGAAAAGAAATGAGAGACATAATAAATTTGTGCGATCGTGACCGTGATGACAACGGTATTGAAGCAGATTAAGTTCTTACAAAACGAACACGACACCTAAACGATAATATATATGTAACAAATAAAACCAAATACTATGACAACTAATGTAACAACCACTATCAACGTCGACAGCTCAATGATTGATTTTGCCGACTACAACCACGAAACCAACGACTTACTTGTGCAGTTTAAAAACACTAAGACAAAGTACATTTATAGCAATATACCTGGTTTCTTATTCCACGGTCTCTTTACCGCCGAAAGCAAGGGTAAGTTTATACACAAAAATATAATCAATGCCAAATTCAAATACGAACGACTTTAACCTCAACGACGATCAAATAGAACGCTTAGCTGAAGCTATTGTAGAAAAGCTTTTTATTAAACAAGAAGAGTCCGACGCAAAGTTTCTTGCAGACTTAGAAGCATCTAATTCAAAAGCGGATATCTATATTGTAAACAATGACGGTAGCGTGCTAAGTGAACTAGAGCAACAAATTAAATTACTTGAGCAAGAGTTTGAAGCAGCACTTAAAAAAGAATTATACAACACTGCAGCTGACCTCGATCTTAAACTTAAAATGTTAAAAAAACAACGTGATGAAAACAACAACACCGACGATGAAACCAACTAAACTACAACTTCGCGATTATGCTATACGTGCCGGTGCTTCTGAGCTCGTTAAGGATTGTATCGAAAACAAATTTAATCCAGGTAACGCTGATGACGTTGCTGAGTGGGTAGAAGAAACATTTGATTCTAACTGCATTGGTGTGTTATGCGATGACGCATGGCAAGAAGCCGTATGGGAAATACTGCACGATGAGATCAACGATATGTTCTATCAATTTGTTAATGATGTAAAAACAGGTATGTACGAAAAAGCTGCATTATCAATAACCTCACTATACCATGATAAACAAGATGTTGGCCTCTGATCTAGTAATGATCATAGGGTGCGCTACTGTCCTACTAATGCTAGTAGCTGATTTTATATACACTGAGTACTTATACCGTAAACCACACAAAGATGAATATCATAGAAAAAATAAAAAGCGAAGCGATAACTGGTGATCTGGTTGTGGTAACTCTTGATACAGAGTTAGATAGTGACGATAGCTAATTAAGATTATAATCAAAGCACCCTAATGTCGCATGTCTAAATACGAACGAAATATGGAGTACCTTAATAGAAGAAAGATTATATACCGAAGAAATCCTATCACTGATAAGCCTTCGCATGTATATGATTGGGGATTCTTCTACGAAGAAGGTACACGAGAGTACTTTGCGTTGTTTGCGTCTAAAGCTAAGATCAATACATACAGGTCGCTCAAGTGGCACTTGCATGTATTGTGGCATCTTAACCATGCGATGACTCAAGATGAGTTTAGAGAAACAGCTTTTTACTTAGCCGATCGTGAAAACGGATTTGTAACGTTTACACTTTCCGAACAAACTCTTGAAACATTTATACACGATGTGTCTATAAAAGATTTAGACGAAAGGCCGCCGAATAAACCAAGAAAGATTATATTTAAAGATTCATGCCCCTTAAACAGAATTGAGAAGCTAAAGATTGTAGGCCGTATTGTAGGCAAACAAAAGCTTTCTGAGACTGAAATATATGATGCAATGTTATTGCTTCATGATGATGGTGAGAAGCTAACTATTAATAAGATAGCTGAATCACTAGGAGTATCAGCGAGAACCATACACCGTAACATGTCTGCTGAGTTAAAAAAAGAGAAAGAACTGTTAAATACCACACTATGACAAAATTAACTAACTTTGATAAGTGGATGCGACACATTAATAATGTCCACTACGCTAACAACGAGCGCATGACCGCCGCTTACGACATACTTACAGATAATGAAAAAGTACAACATTCAAAATTACATTCGATATAAAAATGACGTAGAGAAAGTAATATTAAGAAACGAAGGATTAACCTGGGGTGAAATGTCCAGAGACCAATTGGTAGCTCAGTTCATACCCTTAGTTGAAAACCTTGCGAGAAAATTTAGTACGTCTGATCAAGCTTCAGGTGTATTAAGTATAAATGATTTGATCCAGGAAGGTAACTACGGTTTGGTCGCCGCAGTTGATAAAATAAATTGGGACACAATACTTGAGTCTGAGGACCCTGAAAAAACGATTAAGTCATTCCTATCAAAAAGAATTAAAGGCGCGATACGACGCGCTATAGATATAAACCGAGGAGATGTACGTATACCTGAACACAAACTTAATGAGATTCGAAAGTCACCAGATGATGAACGCATGGTTGCGATGTTCTTCAATAGTGTCTTTTCCAGCATTGATGCCTACAACGCGGACGATGAAAACCCACACTTCCAAGTTCCTGATACGTCGGAACCTTATAATATTGCTATAATAAACTCTTATCTACTAGGTTTAATGCGCCAGTATTTAACACCCATTCAGTACGATGTTGTAAGACTTTCATACGGTTTAGACCAAGATAAGATGCCAGCTACGCAAATTGCTGTATATTGCAGCATCAATGTGGCTACGGCCAATGTAAGGATATCACAAATAAAGAAGGAAGCAATCGATACACTGATTGAAAACACCGATCCTTCCCAAGTGTTAGACTTTATGTAACAAGAGTGTAATTTAAAACCTATATACCATTATGACACTAAATGAAAAACTAGCGACTATTCAAACCCGATTCAAATCGAAAAAATCTCGCTACAACTCGTTCGGTAAGTACAACTTCCGTTCTGCAGAGGATATCCTCGAAGCAACTAAACCTTTCTTATTAGAGTTAGGTGTAACAGTAATCGTCAGCGAACAAATCGTTTCGTCTGATCCATTCCCAATTATGGAATCATCTGCTATCATTTCCGACGGCAAGACAAATATCACCGCTACGGCAATGGTTGGTATTGACCTTGATCAAAAGGGTATGCAAATGCCACAGAAGTTCGGTAGTGCATCATCTTATGGTAAGAAGTATGCATTAGGTAACTTATTCCTTATTGACGATACCCAAGATTCTGATGCAGCGAACACTCACGGTAATAAGCCGGCAACTAAAAGTAAGATAGCTAGCTCTAACGATGCTGCTTATACTAAAGCTGTTGACTACATTAAAGGTGGGGGCAAGCTAGAAGCAATCAAGCAGAAGTACGATCTTGCACCGAATGTAGAGGTAGCCCTTCAAAAACTATAATATGAGTCATGCTAAAGCAGTAGAGAAACTAAGAGAGGACGAGCACTACTATGGTGAGTTCGGCAGGAAGTTCTTATCTAATTCAGATATTGGTACTTTATTAAGTAACCCATTAGAATATGGTAAACCTTCTGAAAGAATACCAGCATTTTTAGTTGGTGGATATTTTCACACCGCAATACTTGAACCTGAAAAGCTTAAGAACTTTAAAATAATTGAAGCTACTACGCGGAATACTAAAAAGTATAAAGAAATAAGTGGTGGTGAATTATGTTTGCTTCAGCATGAAGCAGACAAGACTGAGGCTTTAGTTGAAACTGTATTAGCAAATGATTATGCACGAGCTTTAATCAGACCTATCGATTACGAATACGAGAAGCCAGCGATTGGTGAATTGTTTGGTAGACAATGGAAAGGTAAAGCAGATATTATTAATCATGATGACGGTCTTATAGTAGATCTTAAAACAACTGGGGATCTCGATAGATTTAGATGGTCCGCAAAGAAATATAACTATGATAGCCAAGCTTACATATATAGAGAGCTATTTGGTTATGATATGATTTTTCTTGCGGTTGATAAAACTACTAAAAAAATTGGTATCTTTGATTGCTCTGATAAATTCTATGAGGCTGGTAAAGAGAAGGTTGAGCGTGCGGTTGAAGCGTACAACCTATTTGTAGATGATGAGAATTTCGACCCAACAAACTATTTTATTAACGAAACCTTATAAATTATATACTATGGCTTCAATTATCAAAACGTCAATCAACCTAGACAGCATTGACAAAACAAAAATCATCAACGGTAAGAAAGGTAAATACTTACCAATCGTAATTACCCTTAATGATGAAGTAGACCAATTCGGTAACCAAGGACCAGTAATTCTTGAGCAATCTAAAGAAGAGCGCGAAGCAAAAGCAGCGAAGATCTATTTAGGCAATGTAAAAGTTGTATGGTCTAACGGTCAAAACGTAGATGCAGCACCACGTGAAGGACAACAAGGAGGATGGGCACCAGGCCCTCAAGCACCAGCGCCAGCAGCAGTAGACGACCTACCGTTTTAAAACTGTGTATAGCAGTATAAATTATTAATAACTTACAATTCGCATTTAATGCAGACAACAGAGATCAATGGATTTGAGATTGATAAATTCAATCAACATGGCCTTGAAGAGGGAAAGTCACAAGGCATATGTCCACTGTGTTCTCACGATAGGAAACCCAAAAATCAGAAGGACCAATGTGCTTCATACGATTGGGAACGGGGTCTTGGTACTTGTCATAATTGTAATAAAACTTTTCAGCTCCATACTTTTAATCGTAAGGGTAAAGCCGAGAAAGTATATGTTAAACCTACACAACCAGAAGAGCAAGCTGCCGTCAACGATAAAGTTGCCGAGTGGTTTGCTTCTCGAGGTATATCAAGGTCTACATTATACGAAGTCGGAGTAACTGACGGTGATGAGTTTATGCCCCAAACTGGGAAATTAGAGCACACAATTCAATTTAATTATTTTGTTGGTGACCAACTCGTAAACGTAAAGTATCGAGACGGTCGCAAAAATTTTAAGCTCTTTAAGGGTGCTGAAAAGGTATTCTACAATATTAATAGTATAGTAGGATATGAGTACTGCGTAATCGTTGAGGGCGAGATGGACGTGTTAGCGCTGCATGAAGCAGGTGTTACAAATGCTGTCTCTGTCCCCAACGGCGCAACACTTAATACAAACAATCTTGAGTACTTAGATAATACAATTGATTACTTCTTAGATCAAGAAAAAATTATTATAGCTGTAGATTCTGATGAAGCTGGCCAAGCTCTACAGCAGGAACTTATTAGAAGACTTGGTACAGAAGTATGTTACATCGCCACTTTCGACGATTGTAAAGACGCAAACGAATATCTTGTTAAATATGGCAAAGAAAAACTTGTTAGTAGAATTACCGCTGCTACCCCAGTCCCCCTTGAAAACGTTACAACCTTCCGAGATATTGAAGGAGATGTCACAGATTTTGTTCGGAATGGATTTAAACCAGGTTATCAAATTGGTCTTCGCGAGTTTGATAGCATCTTTAGCACTTACACTGGTCAGTTTATTACTGTTACTGGTATCCCCAGTTCTGGCAAGTCTGATTTCGTAGATCAAATGTGTGTAGGCTACAACCAATTATATGGTTGGAAAACTGCATATGCCTCTCCTGAAAATCAACCTACTTTTTTACATGCCCACAAACTTATGCGTAAGATTTGGGGTGGCATGCCAAGTGAAGCTGATATAAACACTGAAAAGTGGAATCAAATCGCTGATCTCTGCAATAGTAGCTTTTATCATATTGATATGGAAAAGTATGCGCTTGAGCATGTTTTAAAGAAAGGTGCTGAGTTAGTAAAGCGTAAAGGTATAAAGTGTTTAGTAATAGACCCTTACAATAAAGTACGTTCTACTAAGCCATCAACCGACGTTAATCAATACACGCTTGATTACTTAGAACAAATAGACATCTTTGCTAAGAAGTACGATGTACTAGTTATAGTTGTTGCTCACCCTACTAAAATGTATAAAGATGGTAATGGCAAGATTGAAGAGCCAACCATGTATAATATTAAAGGTGGTGGGGAATGGTACGACGCTTCGTATCACGGACTGCTTGTTCATAGAGATTACGATGCTCGAACTGTTAAAGTAAAAGTGCTTAAGGTTAAGTTCCAAAACTTAGGCGAGAATGGTGCTGAGGCTCATTTTAAATGGCAGTCGGACAGTGGTGGCTATAAAGCTATTGAAAACCCTACTAGCTTTGCTAGTGATAAAATGCCGTGGGAATAATGGGTAGCGGTACAAAAAGTAAAAAGTCTAAGAAAACCAATTGGGGCAGCTATTACAGATCAGAGTACGAATACCAAGCAATGGTATGGTGCTTAAAGAATGACATTCGAATTGGGTTATTAGCAGCTGAGACGGGCGAGGGACCTAAGAAATTCTTTGTAGAAATAGAGATTGGCAAAAAGAAAAGTAGAGACCCTAGTAAGTATTTAGCAGAGGACGCACGAAAACAAGTTTATAAATACTATATTTATTATTATGAAAAACATAGAAACGCAGTATCGTAGTTTAATCAAAGAACTATTAGACGCACCCTACAAACCTGATCGAACAGGTACAGGTACTTATTCTCTTTTCGGCAAAACGCTAGAACATGATATGTCAGCGGGTTTCCCGCTTTTATTATCTAAAAAGGTTTCGTTTAAAGCTGCGAAGTTTGAGCTGCTGTGGATTTTGCAGGGCCGTACAGATATACAATACTTAAGAGATAACGGAATTAACTATTGGGATCCTGATTATAAACGCTCGGGACGTACAGATGGAACGCTTGGTCCTGTGTACGGTAAGCAATGGCGCGATTTTAACGGCGTTGACCAGCTCCAAAGATTAATTATAGGTATAATGACTAAGCCGGAATCTAGACGCCTTATAGTCAATGCATGGAACCCGTCTGAATTACACCATATGGCGTTGCCTCCTTGCCATTATGGCTTTCAAGTTTATATAAACAATAACCAGCTTGATCTAATGTGGCAACAGCGTTCGGCGGACGTGTTTTTAGGTTTGCCTTATGATATAGCCATGTACGGTTTATTACTAGAGCTACTTGCTAAAGGTGCAGGCTACAAGCCGGGTAGATTAATAGCTCAATTAGGTGATTGTCATTTGTATTCAAACCATATAGAACAGTCTAAAGAATTGCTTAGCAGACAATTAGGTGGTAAGTTACTTCCTGTATTAGACTTAGCTGGTTTAGGCTTAACAATTGGATATGATAAAGATGTGGTTGTGCCTCATGAATGGGAAATAGAGCTTAAGTATTATGACCCGATGCCAGCGATAAAAGCACCTTTAAGTGTAGGCATGTAATGAAGTATTTTATTTATCACATTCCAGGTAAAAAGATTGGCGTAACGCGTAATCTTGATAAGAGAGTTACTCAGCAACAAGGTTATGCTGAAGAAGAATATGAGGTTCTATTTGCAGGTGATGATATCGATCAGGTATCAAAATTAGAAATAGAACTTCAAAAGTCTTATGGCTACCCGGTAGACCGTATTGAGTACAAGAATTTATTTAAATCTAATATTATGAAAATCAATGTAACTGATCAGACTACTACATTCCCTGTGCATATTTTGCAGCTAAAGGAATATCTTGGCAACGTAATGGGCGTATCATGGGTAACTCCTCAAGGTGATCGCTTTACGTTAAGTGGTCGTAACGCAGAGTGGATACTAAACAATGCGATGAAAAGCATGTACACTGAAGACCGATGCTACATTTATAATGAAGCCTTCAAGAAGTACGAGCAGGGTATGTTTGCTAAAGTTGAACCCGAAGAAGAAGACATTGCTAAATTTGAGTTGATACGCAAATGGGCAGGAGACCGCGGCATTTATGAAAGTGGCGATAAGAAAACTCAATATGTTAAGCTTATGGAAGAAAGTGGTGAGCTTGCTCAAGCTATCTTAAAGAATGACGAAGTTGAGTTTGTTGATGCTATTGGCGATATGGTTGTTGTACTTACAAACCTCGCACATCTTGGCGGCTATAAAATTGAAGAATGTATTGATGCTGCTTATACTCAGATAGCTAATCGTAAAGGCAAAATGGAAAACGGCACGTTCGTTAAAGAAGAAGCCTTCTCTAATTACCTTAAGTCTAAGACTGAAACACTATGAAACAAAAAACAATTGCCTTCCGCGATCCAGTAGTTGAACGCGTAGTAGATAAGTTTGTTGGTCGTTCAGACGTAGGTTATAAAAAGTACGGCGTTACATTAGAAGAAGATCCAAGTGAAATGCTTGCTTGGCTTAATCACTTACAAGAAGAACTTATGGACGCTGTGCTGTATTTGCAAAAAGCAAAAGAAAAGTATGAAGCACCAAGCTCCGAGGAGTAATATGAAAAAAAAATACAGCAGAAAGAAAGGACCCGTAAGAGCAAAAAAAGTATCATATGATGGTATCAACTTTGCATCAGGGCTAGAGAAGTATATGTATATGGCTTTAAGAAAAGCTAAAATAGCTGCACTATATGAAGGAGAAACATTTGAACTACAACAGTCTTTTGAATTCCCATTTGAAAGTTTCGAGCGGACGGGGAATGGTAAAGGCGAATTTATTAATAGAGGAAATAAAAAAATCCTCAACATTAAATACACGCCGGACTTTGTAGGCAAGCACTTTATTATTGAAACTAAAGGTAGAGCTAACGAATCATTTCCGATGCGCTGGAAGTTGTTTAAGAAGTACATAGCTGAGAATAAGCTTGAACCCTTCACATTGTATAAACCTCAAAATCAGAAAGAATGCGACATGGTAGTGGAGTTAATTCTAGAGCGCCAAAAGAAAACGCTCGGAAGCAATACATAGATAGGCAGATAGACAAGTGGGTACAGTGGTCGTGGCGCCAACGCGGACGAGTTAAGTACAAAGAACTGATTTTAGAAATTGAAAGAATTAAAGAGCATGCAGGAAAACGAAAATGAAGATCTCAGCGGCCAATGGGCTATATCGTTAGGCTTCTATCCAGGAGTCTTAATAGGTATGCGTAGTTATCACAATGATGATATTACCTCGCATGTATTCTACCTACCCTTTTTTGATATCGCAATACAAATATATAAATAACAAACACTATGAAAAACGATTTTGACGTGTCAGATAGCTTCGCTGACTTTGTTGATGAACTTACAACGGATGATAAGAATGATAATGCATGCAGTATTGATAATCCTGAATGCGAAGGATGTGGTAGCTAATGTGTGCGGTACATGGAAGAATGTGTGATGCCTGCAAGAAAAAACTAATCGACGAAAAGTTACAGGAATGCGCATCTATATTTACTAACCTAGGTATAGAATCTACCGGTGAAGAGCGACGCGACGCTTACGCTAAAGAACAAGAATTGCTTTATGAGATTAGAGCAATAGATAAAGAAAAAGGTGATAGGCTTTTGAATATCATGTAAATAATAAAGGGGACCCGTTACTGGATCCCCTTTTTTTATTTGTTTATTAAAATTTTATGCCGGATAATTTTCACCTAGCTTGCGACTCTTGCTACTAGCTATTGACCCTTTAGTAGAAAAAGTGCTACCGCCTTTTTTCATATCCTTAGCTTCTTGCAAAGCCGCTTTAGTTTGTGGATTGCGATTTGCTTGATAATCCGAACGCGCTGCATTTAGGGTTTCGTTTAAAGCTCTTGTGTTTTTAGTATCTTGAGCCACACCTTTTTTATGCTTTGATTTAATACTATCGCCAGTTGGGTTTTCTGTTTGCTTCGCTGGCGATTTAGCCCCGTACATTTTCGCAGGTAATTTAGATGCTCCTAAGCCATGCGGCCCAATTCCTTTTTTCATAATTTCTTTTTTTATTTCTTTTTTGGTACACAATTAGGAACTTTTTTACCGCCCTTATTTTTCATACCAATAGCTTCATATCCGGTCCAGCATGCTTTCTTAAGCTTTAGTGGACTGCCTAGCCGCTGAGGTCCGCAGCCAGCCATTACTTTTTGTATTTTTTAGCTGGTGATTTAATACTTGCTTTTTTCTTATTAAGTTTCACCGGTTTTTCAGTCTCGCGACTAATATGGTAAACTCCTGTATCATTACCTCTTTGTATTGTACCTTGTTTTTCGTGTTTTGAGCTGAAACCTTCATTGTAGTAATGTGCCCCGAGATTTGTGGTCATCGCCCCTAGGTTATAGTTTGTACCTCCAAAGCTTACACTTTTAGGAATATCCCTAGCACCCTTAACTTCTTTTAATGGTTTACCACCAACAGTTCCTTGGGAATTAGTTGCAGATACCGTTTGTTTAGCTGGTGATTCTGGTGTAGCTTTAATTGCATCTTGCAAAGCCTGTGGTAATTTTCCTTGATTGCCCTTTAATGCTTTAGCTAAAGGAGATTTTGTTGCCATTTTAAACGGCGATTTGTTATAACTCATTTTATCTTCTTTTTATTTGTTTTTAAGTCTATCGTTTTCTTTTTCTAAGAACTCAACCTTAACGCGTAATGCAGAAACCTCTTGAGTAAGTAGCAACACTTGACTACGCAGTTCATCCTTTTCGTCTGCTGACCTTGCTAACAGAGCTTCCATATTTCTTACCCTGTCCTTCAAGTCATCTCGGTACTGCACGCCGTCATTGTTTTCTAGTTGTGATTTCTTTTCTTCTGCTTTTACTTTGAGCCTTGCTTCAAAGAATTTCCATATACCTGCTGAACCAGCTACAGTGGCAACCGTAATTATTATTTGTGTAATGTTATCCATTGCGATGTAGTTGTTCTGTTTTTAATCTTTTTAAATTGCCAAAAGAAGATAATACAAAAATGATCCAACCGTAATGAGTTGGAGTTGGTAAACCTATTGTCATGATATACATTGCAAGGCTAGTAGAGTATAAACCAAATGTCAACATTGCTGCTCTTACCCTACAGTCAAGTTCCCCTTTAGCAATGCAATACAATTGATAAAATCCTGCTCCAACCAGTAGCATTTGATAAATAGGCATAAAGCCTAACTCAATAAATGTTGCTATAGGAGCGAGTATCATTAACGCGGCACCAAGAGTAATCTCTGTTGGCTGACTATCGCTGTATCTCCAAAGTTGTTGTAATTTCTTAAGCACCCTTATCTAGTTTTTCTTTATAAACCCTTATAGTATTCCATAAAGCAAACATCATAATAATCATCCAACCTACACGACTACCGTTCATTAAACCACTTGCGAATAGATTTTCAACTGTTCCTAGTGCTATTAATGCTGCAACTTGAACTGCAACCAGCCTCATCCGTAAAGTTCCGTTCCAAAGCACAGCCCACATTTGAAATGATCCAGCAAGAATACCACCACTAATAAGCAGTATAGATGGGTTATCAAAATCAACGCATAAAGCTGCAGGAAGAGCAAAGATATGGCAGAAAGCAATCAACACCTCGTTTGGTTCAGAGTCTGAGTACCAAAACAGATCCTTTAATTTTGCAAAACCTTTTTTACGCATCATTTTAGAATTTACCAGAATACTCTGCTTGAACATCAAAAGAAGGACATGCTTTACTTGCAAACTCATTGTGCCCGTGAACAGTAACGTTGGCAAAAATATCTGTGAGTATAAACAACAGGTTATCTAAAGCTGCTTTTTGATTTTTCGTTCTAGTGTCTTTAGGTGTTTTACCGTCTTCTTCGACACCACCTATATAACATATACCTATACTGCCAGTATTATGCCCCTTAGTGTGAGCCCCGGTTTTTTCAACAGGTCTGCCCGCATGAACAACGCCGTTTAAATCAATAACATAATGATACCCAATGTCTGCCCAGCCTCTTTTTAAATGCCAATCTCTAATGGTATCTACACTTATATCTTGCCCCTCTCTTGTAGCGGAGCAGTGTATTATAATTTTTTTTATAGTACGATTCATTATTTTATTATTACACGATTTTTTTGTTATTTATTTTTTATTTAGGCCTACGTTCAGGATATCTGATATAGTAATTCTCAAGAGCCTTATCTATTTTTTCTGATTCTTTCTTTTTTGCATTTGTAGCCCGAGTTTCTTTAGCTTTAACTTTACCTTCCTCTTTTCGTTTTGCTTTAGCTTCAGTCTTAATAAGATCGTGCTCTTCATTTTTAGCGCCTACGTCCCAAGTCTTCCAGCCAAGTGCTAATGCTATACGTTGCCAAGTTGTGTTGCGAGAATCGAGTGCTTCGACTATTGAGTTAAGCTCATCAACAATACGATCAAGCGGTACATTTCCGAGTGCAGATGAAAGGTTACCTATAATAGAATAAGCTGGACTTAAATTTAACTTACCGTCAGCCATAACATCAAAACCTCTGGCTGCTAAAGTATCTCTTTCAAACTTTTTGGTTTGAATAGCTGAATAAAGTTTTCTAGCTTTTGAACCAATAGGTGGAGACAAACTTAACGCTTGTAGTATAGTGTAGGTGTGGTCGGACATAAATCCTTTTTCTTCTTGTTTAAAATACTCTGTAATAGTATTTTTAAGCGTTGCAATTACTGCGCCTCTAACCCCGCTACCTTTTAAAACAGAATCTGTCATGCTATTAATAATACGCAAGGTTCTTTGGTCATTTTTACGTTCAAGCTTTTCTAGCTCTTTTTCTGTCATTTCAGACTCGTCTTCTTCGTCAAATCCAGGTATGATAGCAAACAATGCGCTTTGTAATGCAGAGAATATAAAGTTCTGCACTGCACCATAATAAATAATCTTAGATATATGTGTTTTAGCATCGCCTCTACCATTAGCAAGATCTTTCATCGCTTTTTTCATCAATCGAGTATACTGCATCGGAGTATTCTGGAATGCTAATACAAGACGACCTAAAGGACTACGTTGCTCTTGAGAAACCAAATATGGGTCAGAAGATTGCTGTGCTTCGTCCGCGGTTTTGCTAAAGTCTTCAAATGCTTGCTTTTCTGCGGCCGCCTGCTCCATACCTTCTTTAACGTAAGTATTTACGCGATTTCTATAAAACGACGCACCCCCAGCTGCAATAGCAAAACTATCCGCAATTTGAGTAGGTGTAAAACCAATTTTTAGCAAGTAAGCAATCACAGCACCCGCTCTATTTTTTGCACCTTTTGCTTCATTAGCAATTTCCGCCTGGTTTACATCTGTTTGTAATCCCGATCTACGTTCTTTTAACTTGTCAGAATTAAATATCATTGCAAAGTCAGACCAATATTGAGGTTGATTTGCAAAGGCCGCCGCAACTTTTAAAGGATTGTTGTCTGACCAGTTTATAAAGTTAGCGGTTGAAAGAGTTTGTAATATTGCAGACCGACGGTTAAAGAACATAATAGCACCAGTAGAGTTGTTCACCCAGTTATACCAAGCATTCACCTGTGCATTATCACTGCCTGTTGTGCGGTTAGTACCGTTAGTCATTGCAAATAAAGCATCTTTTATAGCTTCTTTATGTCGCGTTCCGTAAACGGCTTCTATTTTGTTTAAGTTTTCAGCACTAAATATTGCTTCAGAGTTTTCAATAAATTCTTGTAAATATTTCTTTCTACCAACTTTTTCAGTCATTCCGTTCAAATCGGAAACTAAAGTGCGAGATAACCAATGCTCACCCGGCTCCATCCATGTATCTTGTCTAGATATAAGCTGCATCGCATTACCCATTTCAATAAACTGTGGCATTGCATTAATAGCGTTGATCAAAAATCTAATGTCGTTTTTATCCATTCCCGGTATATCTATACCTTGCTGGGTCCACATGTACACCCTTAATGCATGGTCATAAGTGTAATCGCTATTTGCAATTTTCTTACCTAGCATTTTAAACAACTTTTTATCTGCCTTTCTTAAGGCATTAAGTTCGCGACGAATCTGCTGCTTTACAGCTTCAATCATTGCAATACCCCTAGTATAAGGAGTTATTATATTATCTTCAATAAACTTTTGATCAGCTTCCCCTTGCTTCCCTTTTCCTGCAAAGGTGTATGAGGTTAAGCCTCTAAAGTCTTCAGCTGATGCCGGCACAAACAAGCGGTATTTACCTTTTCTCTCACCCATCATACGAGCTTGAGCTTTTGAATAAATCTTGTCAGCAGCCACTCCTTTAGTCCGCTCAATCATTCCGTTAAGCTCTTCACTTAGCCCTTGGCTAAACTTAGCGCCGGATGCTTCCAGCCCAGTAGTTACTTGATTTACAAATGCTTCAGGTAAAGCTTCACCGTAAGAAAGATTGTCAGTATTAATCTCGTAAAAGCGACCTGCATAGTCTTCCTTATACTGCTTAGCGCTTTCTTGTACGCTATCCCAAGTTTTGGTTACTATAAAGTCAGCTAATGATCTTTCTGTTCTACTTTTATTTCTGTCAACAGCTACATTTTTACTAGTTTTAACATGCACCATATGTATTTCAAACCCTGCATCTTCTAAAGCTTTCATTTTTTTCGTTGTAGCTTTATATGATGCGCCGGTGCCATCGACTACCATACTTTCTTTTGCGGCAGTATTCCTAGCTAAATCTTCTTCAGCGGCTTTTCTAGCTTTCCAACCTAGCTTAGCCCGTAAAGAACGCTGCTCCTTGTCATAAGTTTTTTCGTCGGTTGGTAGCCCGGCCTCTTTAATGTATCCTTCTAAGTAAGGGTCTTGGTTAACTAATCTGTATCCTTTATCAGTTAAGCCTAAACCTTTTAAAACGCTGGATTTTCCCGCACCAGGAGCCCCGACCATAAACACGGCAATTGGAACGCTTGATGAATTTTTAACAGACTGGTTTAATAAATCTTTAGCTCTTTGAGCATTTTCGTAGTTAATGTCAATTTGCTGCTCATATATTGCTCGCTGCTGTTCATTATTAATATGATCCTCAAGCGTTTGCAGTTTATTATTTTCGCTTACGAAAGCAACAATATTTTTTCTATCCGCTTTAGCCAAGGTAATTGCTCTTAAAATACCTATTGGATTTGAAGTACCTGTGGTATCAACAAAATCAGTAACTTTTTGATCTGTAGCCCACAATGTATTTTTTTGAAATAACTTATTTAGCTCTTGAGTAACTTTTAATGTTATAATATTAGGATCAATATTTGACGCAATCCTAGCATTTCTAGCCTCAATAGCAATTTTAATAATATCAAAAGATAACTGAACATTGGGATAAACGTGCTCAATTTTTGGTGTACCCTCTATATTTAAAGAAGCATATATTAATTGACCAAATGCCCTGAACCCCTTAGTTTGTGATTTATTTTGCTTTTGCAAGATCCTTAAAAGTGTGACGGGAGATACTAGTTCATACTGAACCGCTAAAACCATTCTTTCAGCTATAGCAGTTACTAATGCTTTATTTGCAATGTTGGTACGCTGCACAATGCTTAGCCTCATTTTAAATACCTCTTCGCCTTCTAAATTTTTTGGTATTCCTTTTTTACTTTTTTGATAAACACGAATTGATTCTGCTATAGATGATGCTTCTGAATGATAAGGACTAGCATCTTCAATAATATTAGTAATTGTGCTTCCTATCTTGCTTTCATTAATTTCTTTTCGTAAATTAATTATTTGATCTTTAGTGCTACTAAAAAATTCTACTCCTCCAAATTTTTTAATTTCTTCAGCATTAAATAAAGAAACAAGAGATAACGTTTCCGTATTGTGGGCTTGTAGTTCAAGTATGGCATCGGCATCACCACTTTCAGCTTTTTTTACAAGCGTTTCTATAGAAGTATATTTAAGTTCGCCGTCAAAAAGGTCTGATTCTGTAATTAAACGTGCAATTTGAGGCCCGCTAGAATATTCATCAAGCAGCCCCGCATCTTCAGCTTTAGAAAGAGTATAAAATAATTTTGAAAAATCAACATTTGATATATCAACTATTTTAGTTGTTTTAGTTTTCTTTTTTAAAGCATCTTTTTGTAAATATTCAATTACTTCTGGCTTAAAATTGCCCTTATTGTTGGGGTCTTCTAACGCGGACATAGCTTTTGCATCGTCTTGACCGCTCCAATACTTAACACCAACACGCAAAGCTTTAATTACATCTTCTTGACGTGTTTCTTCTATTGTAAAGCTATTAGAAGCTTTAACATTACCGCGCTCAGAATCAAGAGCTAACTTAGTAGCAAAATCATTTATTTGCTCTACACCTAATCTTTCTTGGTTAGCTTCTAAAGCCTGGCGTATTTTGCTATCCGGATCTTGCATTTCACGGTTAACAATTTCAATAGCCATTTCTTCGCCAATAGCTTTGGCAAGAGACTCTTTTTTACCACGTAATGGATTACCTTTTTCGTCAAGAATAAATGACAAGAATGTTTTGTCATCTATTTTTAATGAAGCTTGAGGTAGTCTTCTTGCTATTTCAGCTCCTGATGTTCTACCTGCTTTATCCGTATTTGTAGTTTCGCGATCAATTTTTTTACCTTTCCAATCGCTTGTAAATACGCCATTAACTTTCTTTTGAATGGCAGCGGGAAAAGCTGTCATCAAATAAGTAGTGGTCATGTTTTCAAGAATAGCTTTTTTGTTAGCTACTAAAAATTTTCTTAGCACCCCGTCTTTCTTGCCACCCATTGCTTTTTTCAAATCAATGTCCACCTGCTTACCCAATGCTAAACGTAATTCGTTCATTAAAGGTGTAACAGTTGTGTTTTTTGAAATCGGTGCGTCAATACGATTTTTAAGTGTGCCTACAACTCTTGGTATTTTTTCCATTAAAGCCTCAACCAACTCTGGCGTAGCCATACGACTATCTAATAAAGGGCGATACGTGGCTCTTTCGGCTTCCACACGCTCTTCTACTTGTTCTATAGTGGTAACATCAGCCGCAGCTCCTTTAAGGTCCTCTACGTCGCTCTGGTTAAAATCGTCAACAATATCGTTTTTCCCCTCACCAGAAGCCTTAAGCATGTCTTTAATGCGGAAACTAATACGACCATTTATATAACCATACAGCGTACCTCTACCGTCAAACTTGTTTATGTCTTGGTTGTAGTATATTCTGGCAATAATATCGTACTTAGCTTCTTCCGCATCAAACTTTAATCCTTTTATAGATAGCTTAGCCAACTGCGCCTGAACCATGCCATCAATTACTTTTGCAATTAAAGGAGAGTTAGGATCAAAGAATTCCATATTGGAACTTACTTTTTCTAAAACCTGCTTTGCACGTTCTGCTTCTTTAGATATAGACTGTGAGTCTTTTTTGCTTTTTCTTTCTTCATTTTGAAATGCTCTAGCAAAATTTCTAATAAGCTTAGCAGTTTTCTTTGACTTATTTTTATTAGCGTAATTGGCTATAAATGCAAATGTTTGTTCGCCGTCCTGTATTTTAATTGAAGTTTTGTCTCCCCGAACAAGGTTGTTTACAAATACGTTGATTTGTGATAAAGACTTTAGCCCTATTTCGTTGCCTTCCGCAATGTAATCAGAAAGCACATTCATTGTTTCCTCGTAATATGCGTCAGCTTTTACACCATCTCTAGTGTAAGCTAAATCAAGCCTAGCTTTAACGTAAGAATGAGTTTCGGGTGCATTTTTTTGTAGCCAACCTAATAATTCTTCTCCCGCAGCGTTTGCGTCTTTGTTACTACCAAGTTTGTCTTGAACAATAGCGTGAAGTGCTTCATGCGCCCATACTCCTGTACGACCGTTTGCCGCAGCAACATCCATATTAACTACAATTGTTTTACCATCAGCGCTAATAAATGCATCCCCATCTTTGTTACCGCCACGCTTTATAAATTCAGCCTCATTAGCTTCTATAAGTTCAACTTCTAATCCGCTTGCTTTTAAAAGTTCGTCTGCAGTAATCTTATTTTCGCTAATAAGATTTTTGGTTTTTTCAATATGAAAAGACTTTCCAGCTTCTAATCTTATTTCTTCACTAGTAGCATTTTCCCCAAGGTTTTCTTTTGCTTGTGATAAGTACTTGCTTCGTGCCGAATTTTTTAGTCTATTAAATTCTCTAAAGCTTTCAGATTGTTTTCTAGCGTTCTGTAAATAAAGCATAGACGCGTAACCTGCTGACGCATCCATCGATGCCTTTAAAGAAGCGTTGTAAGCTTTAGCCTCTTTTGTATTAGTCTCATATGAAAGCAATGCTTCCCGCTTATCTGCAAGTTTATCAAACTTAGCTCTTAATGTTTTTTCTGCCGCAACTAATTCGGCACCAGCCACACCTGATTGAGCAATTTTTGTAAACCTTTCGTTTATCTGCTGCATTTCTAAAGAAATACGGCCAACCTCTATTACAACGTCATTAGATAAATCGTTACCCAATCTGTTTGCAATACCTGATTTTAACAATTCAATTTCACCAATTACTTCAGTAGCTAGCTTTTTTACTTCTGGGGATAGCCCTTCTAAATCAGTATTAGGATCTAATACGTTCTGTAAGTTGTCTATACCAGTTAACTCTTCTAATTGATTAAGCTTAGCTTGGATATCTGCACGAGTGTTTTTATCCATAAGAGTACTTACCGCATACTCGTAAACCGCAGGGGCTACACTTTTTAAAGATAAAGGACCGCCTATAAGAGCACCACCCGCATAAGCTTCACCTAATCCTTCGAATAAGTTAACTTGTTCGCCCATAAAGGCCCATTTTCCAAAATTGTTAGAAATTTGGGTTGCACCCTCTGACATACCTTCTTGGTTAGAAGCTTTTGCAAATTTTATTCCCGCTCCAGTTAAGCTTGTCGGGTTAATGGCTTTTGACGCATTTTTAAGAATAGCCATAGTACCAAGTCTTTCAAAAAGCACTTCGGACATACCGGCCCACGCTGATGTTGTAATCTTTCTCCACTGGGGCAAATTTGCTATTTTAGCATCTTCCTCCATTAAAGTTTCAATCTCTGAAATTTCTTCAGGAGACATGTTAACCCTTTGATTCTCTAATATCTCAGCATTTGTAGCTAACCTTTTTGTAGCTTCATACTGGTTCATCATTATTTCACTAGATGTACCACCATAGCCACTAAGAAAGAATAAAGGCATTGCTGCTGGTCCGGCAAAGGCCATAGATAAAGAAGGTATCGCTCCGATCGCTGTGCTACCTACCCAATCAAATAAGTCATCTAAGTCTTCTACTTGCTCTAAAGTAGGTGCTGTAGCAAATAACTGACTTTCTTTTTGGCCTCTTTCAATTAGGGGCAACCACGCTGCATCTAGCTCGTCCATTACCTCATCATCAGCAAATTCTACTCCTTTGGCTACACCTGTACCTAAAAGTGTAATTAACTGTGCACCGGCATAACCTAAATCTACAGCAGTTCTTTTAAAGTCTACGCCTAGCTTATTAAGCAAGCTATAGTCTTTATTAAAGTTATCTACTGCAATCATTAAATCATCAGTATCTGATATAGTTTCAATAAATGAGGCTACCTCAGATCTTTGATTTTGTAGTGAAAGGATTTCTTCTTGTAAATTAAATAAATCCTGCTGATTAGTAGGATTGTTTTTAAATTCTTCTATTCTATAAGCAAGATCGTTTTCAGCCATTTGAATTTGGCCAATCTCATTTTCTATGTTATTAGCTCTATAAGCTAAATCCACTTTTTCTTTTGAAAGTACAGCCGCCACAGACTCTTTTACGTCGTCTGGAAGGTTATCAATATATTTTTGTCCGCTTCTTATCTTATTATTAAATATCAGCTCTTCTCTAAACGACTTGATCTGATCTTCTGTAGTATTAACTACACCGGTTTCTTTCCAGTTTAAATACTCATCGAGCTCTTCTGGCGTTTCAAAATCTTTTGCCTCAAGAGTTCTTTTTTGGTTGGCCACAAACATACTGCTACCATCCATTCTAGGGGTAGATATAGTTTCCGCTTTATTCCAACTATTTATTTTTGAATCTACATAAATGTCATTAGCTTCGCTAAGACCAACTTCTTTTTCAGCAGTAGCTTCATAGTATTTATTAATAACATCTTGGTTTTCTGCTTTAATTTTATCAGCGTAGCCAAGGTCACCTTGCTCTAAAATAAACGTGTTTAATTGCTCAAGCGCTTTTTGTTTATCCTTTAATTTTGCCGAAGTTCTAACACGATGCCCTTGCCCATCTATAGATTGGCTTTGCAACATAATAGTATTTCCCCAGCCAGTTTGGTCGGTTCTAATGCCTAGCGCTTGCATTTTATCTTTTATGCGTGGCTCTACGTCTTCTTCTTCACCCTCTAAATCTTCAAGTGTTAAAAGATAAGGCTCAAAGTTTGGTGACCCCAAAGAAATATCGCCCGATCTGGATTCCCCAGCGGACGTTTCTGTATTCTGACTTGTTGGTGGGTCTGTTTCCATCAAGTCGTTCTGCTTTCCCTCAGTATTATTTGCTAATAGCTCTTCAACTGTTATGCCATTGCGGTTAGCAATTTCTTGCAATTTTTCAGGGCTAAATTTGTTAAGATCCATATTATATAATTGGATTATTAGTTATCTAAAATGTCTTTTGCTTCTTCAAGAGTGTAAATAACACCATCAATATAATAATGGTCGCCCTGTAATTGGCTAATCATTTCCTTTTTATCTTCGGGAGCAAATCGGACATCAACTTTTTGCACTACTTTACCACTAATCTTTTGAGGTGTTTGCGGATATTTATCTACGTCAGCCCATCTTTCAGCGTAGTCTTTACCACCTTTTGGGCTTGATGGGGTGCTACTTGGATTGTTTCTTTTTTTACGCTTTCTTTCTTTTTCAGCATAACCTTCATTAGCAACTTGTGTTAAAGCACCCATTATAGCGTCTTTAACCTGCATACGCGTACCAGCTACATCTTCAGGATTGTAAGCAATCCCGCTTAAATCAATACCGTTACCCGCAAAGTCCCCCGCTAATATAGATTTTATAGTATCAGGGTTTGCAAGCATAGCTTCAACCTGTGTGCCTAAAAGCTGTGCTTTAGTTCCGTCAAGCTTTTGACCAGTGTTGAAAATTTGATTTGTAGTTTCCAAAAGACTATTCATTGTTTTATAGTCTTTCATCATAGGCTCTTTATAATCTTTATAAGACTGAGCTACACCGTCAACCTCAAACATTATATGACCACCGTCTGCTACAGTAAAATTTGCAGGCACTTCAGGGTCTAAGCCGTAAAGCGATGCTGCAGCTTGTATTTCACTGCCGCTTGCCGCATTAGAGTAAAGATCAGCTTTGTGAGTTTCAGCATAGCTTACTTTAGCCTCTTTATAAGCCTTTACTTCTTCAGACAAATTAACAAAGCTACGGTTCACGCCGTTCATTATATCAACGTAATGTTGGTACTCAGGTGATGAAGCATCGTCAATCTTAGCAATCTCGTTTGCAGCATTAGCATATATAGAACGTTGCGAAACTAAAAAGCCTCGCATTGCCGATGTCTGTTCTGGGCTAAGCCCGTCTAAGTCAATGTCAGACTTAAGGTTATCTATATACCCGTTTACTCGCGACTTTGTAGCCTGCTTACGTTCTCTTTCTTTTATGTAGAAGTTTTCACCCTGTACTGGGTTGGGTACATTAATAGCCTCTGCATAATTTACAAAGCCTTCAGATTTGCCTACGAAGCCAGCACCTTTTATTAAATCACTATTTGCCATAATATTATTTAAACAAATTGCCTACAAAACCGGCAACTCCTTCACCACCTGCTGCCATAGCGCCTCCAGCAGCAAAAGCAGGATTTGCTTTAAGACCAGCAGCAGCGATTTGACCAACGCCACCCACGAGAGCTTGTGTAGCTTCTTGACGTGCTAAGTTAGCGGCGCCAAGTCTTTGCTGGCTCATTCCTAATTCAGTTTCTGATTGCTCTCTTTCTAAAGATCTTGAAATCATATCGCCTTCGCGTTCCATAGATTGCAATTGACCAGCCATTTGAGCTTGTGCTTTTTGATTACCCGCTTCTTGTCTAGCTATATCAGCAGAAGCGCTTTGAGCATTCTGTGATTGCTGTCCGGCCATTGCTTGTGCTAATGCAGCAATACCACTCCCGCCAGCAGCGCCTTTCATGCTTTGCATAGTATTAGCCATACCTTGAGCTTGTTGCTGCGCTGCAAAGTCGGCTGCTTGAGTGTTTACGGTTAAATCCTCATAAACATTCTCCATATTAGCATATGGGTTTGATAGATCCTGGGACTGGTATCTTGTCATGTTCTGATCAAACTGAGCTTGGGCATTTTTTTGCTCTTGCTTTCTTTGCTTATGACCTATAATACCGGAAGCAATTCCTACGCCTCCTTGGATCACGCTGTCTATTAAAGCCATTCGTATTATATTAAGTTATTATTCATTATTACGTATTATTAGCTGCTGATAAACACCTCAGAGTTAACAGCAAAGAGCTCTTTCTTATCTGAGCTAGTTGTTTTCATTACAGTTTCCGCATAGTACCCAATAATACCTGATGTGTTCTTTTCTGAGTCTTTAGCAAACAGTACAAAGTCTGAAGCAGTAGGCTCATCACTTGCCCCGTCCCATAAAGCGGTAACTATCTTACCATTTATTAAATGCACTTTGCCTAGTTCCTTTAAAGCATCACCATCACTAGCGTCTGTAAAAAATATTACATCACCTATTTGTAAAGATACATTTAAATCTTCCGCAAATGTAAGCTCGTATACCTGATTTTGAACACCGCCAATTACTATACTATTGTCATTAACCGATGAAGGATTGCCTAATCCTTGCACTGAAAACTCTCCAGTATCAATATTTGATAATGTAGTTGCCTTACCTTTAATATAGTTGTAGTGTAGGTTTTCTTTAGTCTTCCATGCTTCTACTTCCCCATCTTGCTGGTCAGTAAGCACATCAGCTACCCACCCGGCATCGCCTTCGTAAGATAATGTTTTAAAGTTTTTAATGCTAGAAGGAACGTCGTTAATGATAGGCGTGATTGTAGAATTGTTCTGAGTACCGTAAAAATTAGAACGTGCTGTGTTAGAATGAATCCATAGCTCGCCATTTTTAATGGTGTAGTAATCGTTATTCAGTGATATTGCCGCTTCAGGCACAAAAGACAATCTTGATGTCCAACCGTTCACGCCTTCTTTAAACGCAACGGATTCGTCACCGCTTAAACTTACATTATAAGAACCCGAAGCTTCGTCATATGAGCCTAAAATAGCCCCTGTGTGTGCTTTAAACTTGTCTTCAAAGTAATCTGACATGCCTTTGTCTGCGATTTCAGTAATTCCGTCCATTGATAGGCGTATTACCGTGCCTCTTGCTTTATCTGTAAAGTAAGATCTGAACCCATATGTAGTAAACGATTCAGGATTTTTAGATATACCAAATTCACCAGCATACGCCATTGTTTGGCCAAGCACATTATTTGTAGATGTAACATTAGGGTTACCGTCCGCTGTAAATAACGCATCTTTATTAGCTTGTATTCTAAAGCATTTGTCTTCACAAAGAGTCACTAAGTCAGTATCTCTAGCCTTTAAAATTTGTATGCCACCATATATAGGGTTCAAGTCTTTTGTTATTTTAAGACCTTGAATAAACTGGTTAAGCTCATTTAAGCCACTAGTATTGTTAAATAAACCGCTGTATATTAAACCTGCCTTACGGCGTTCTTGTTTGTACTCATTTTCTATTACACTAGAAACCTTAACCCCTTTTCCGATACGCTTCGCATTAAAGTCATCACGAATTCTATCCGACTCTACACCATTACCAAAAGAGTATACATTGAAGTAATCTAATGTTTGCTCTGTTGAAAGCTGTGCAATTGGTAACGCTTCGGTTGCTTCATAGTATAATTCTAAATCAACAGCTGGGTTTGGTTCAACTTCAAATATAGCCGGGTTTTCCGTAGGCAGCACGTCGCTGTCTTCATCGAACACTGTTGGTTGTGTTCTTTTTCTCACCGCTACTCTAACTTGATCAGGGTCTATATCGTCAATAAACGCTGTTTTTAGTACAAAGTTCCAATAATAGCCGTTTTCATCATTACCCTGAGTCACACCCCCGGTGCCCTGCCCTCTTACATAAGATCCTTTTGCAACGCTTTCAATTTCGTATAAAGCGCCCCATGAGCCACTGCCTTCTCTAAATTGTACTACCGCATCAGCAACTGCTTTATTGTTAAACGACTGTAGTCCTGAACCGCCAACAGGGGTAAGAGAATCCCACGGAGCATGCACTATACCGAAGTTGTAAGAATTCAAAGTAGGCTTGCCGTAAAGAGTTACACTAGGCTGGGCGTTCGCATGTTCGTCCCAACCTTCTTCTGCCAAAAATATATTGTCTAAATCAGGATCGTCCGAAATAGTATCGACTAGTACACCTGGATTAGCTGTACCGTCTTGCTCATAGTCACCCGGATTGTTTGTGAAATTGTAAATTATGTTTTCATCAAATGCCATGTCTCTGTCAATCTTAACAAAGAATCTTCCTATATATTCAGGTAATCTATCCGTTCTTCTTTCGTGAACCTCTACAGTGTATTCACCACCAGACCCTAAAAGATCAAGCCATGAATAAGTTGATAGTTTCTTGTATAAAGTTACTTCATAATGATTATGAGAGTCATTTGTATAGCCCGCGGTTTCAACTTCATAAAAAGCAGTTTTATTAGCACCCTTTACAAAACGAACATAAACATCTTGGTTTAACGAACTAACAAATTCAGCATTACCCGCATTGGGAACAGGGCCTTCAAACGTAAAAGTTTTTAAACCCGAAGCAATTGGAGTACCATTAGCCCCTTTGATTGCACCCGCTGAAATTTTAAATTTTCTTTTTGTTTTTATAGGATCAGGTGCCTCATTGCTAATATCTATAACCTTATATCTAGTAGGCTCATCAACTGGAGTATCAGTATTGTGTTGCTTTTTCAAAATTAAGAAATCGCCCTCTTGTACCTTATTTCTTTCCGCACTTGGTATAGATAGCCACATAAAGCCATCAGGATCTGCATAGTAGCGGTCTAATGAAACATTGTAATATTCATTAGATACTTCTTTTACATAGTATTTAAAGTGTGTTGCCCAGGAAGGGGCATCTTGGCCAGAGTCAACTGTTATTTTATTAACCTTAGAAGCTTTATCTATACCTATCTTGGTAGTTGCAGAACTATTAGTAAACACAGGAGTTTCTCTACCGTTTTCATCTACGTAAACAATACCTACTTGGTAATCACGTAAAGACTTAACACTTTCTTCAGGGGTTTTAATCGCAGTTATATCAGAAGACTGTAGCCCTACCGTTAAATCAACTTCGTCAATAATGTCGTATTGTTGTACGTAGTTACCATATACAATACGGTTACCAATAACTTCTTGTGCCAGAGCTTTTATTGGCACATTATCGTAAGGTCTAAGTATCTGATTAGAATCTACAACATTTGTTACAACCTCTGAGGTAATAGCAATACTAGTTACAGATGCATCTTTTTCTTCTATTTTATAAATTATATTCTCTGAAGAATCTTTATATAAAATTTGAAGCTTGTCTACATCAGCAGGTGGTGTTTCAAAGTTGCTTAAAGTAAGCTTACGCAGGTTGTTACGCATGCCTTCATTATAAGCATCGAAAGAACCGTACTCAAACGTATCTGGTACGAACACTGCATTGGTCCACGGTGAAAAAGCAGATACCTCGCCGTCAATGTACTTCCAGCGGTATGCAAAGCGCGGGAAAGAAAACTCAAACATAGGTGGGTCTTCTTGCAGTTCACACTCCCAAGTTATCTCTAGATCAGGCATATCAGAAGATATAGAAAGTATAGTACCTGTTACGTTCTTTAACGCCGCTCCAGTAATGCTGGTTACTTTAACTCTTACCTGATACTTATCATTAAGGTTTCTTTCATTATTAAACTCAAAACCCGTAAGTGTTATAATGTCATTAGCCTGCCAATTTGGCGCTAAGCTAGTTACAAAAGAAACAGAGCTGCCTACTTCCCTTGGAACTTTTACAGCATTATAAGTTTCTGTAAAGTTTTTAGGGGTTGTAACTCTGTTTATACCAACACCATTACCTGTTCTTGTAGAAGATGCAGCGGTATAATGTAATCTTTCGTTTGGCTTTTTCTTTATTACAGTAATATCCGATGCAATAAAATTTCTGCTATACACCTGCGTATGAGTGTTTATACTCGTTCCACTTTGTGTGCTACCAGTTTTAAATCTTGATATTAATATTTTTCTAGGCTCGTTTAAATTGTCAGTCCAACATAATAAACCTTCAAAAACATTTACACCAGTTATAAAATTGCTAGTGTTAAAGTTTAATACACTACCAGTATCAACCAGTACAGGCGCTACAAACCCAGTTGCTTCATCGTATTCTAAAATAGCATCAACTGAAGTTGAGGTAACAAACCAGTATAACTTGTTATTTTGAGTATCTCTAGCTGTACCTATACATTGTGCAGAAGTAAAACCAAAGTTTGCATCCCAATTAACAGAAGCTGACTTTTTGTTTAGCTTAGTATTACCTAATATGTTCTCAACAGCGCCGACGTCAGAACCTTCAGATGTTGAAACCTGAATGTTTAGAGCGTCACGATATTGGCCATTGGGTACAAGTCTCTCATCGAGATCCTTGTTCATCTTACCCTGGACAAAGTTGTGTGCTAATTTTGGCATGTATTAGTGTTTAATCCATTTAGCCTGGTTGCGCATGATTTGAGCAATCTCGCTAATCTTAAGGTTAGACATACGGAGTTTTGCAACTCTTTTTGCTGCAAACGCTTCTTTCTTAAAGCGCGCGACTAAATATTCTTGTGTGTTGGCTCTCGTTGCCAGAATGGCATGAGCTAGATATTTGTAAACAGCTTCTTCTGCAAACTTATGCACTCGCATTTCTTCGTCAGATCCTAAGCTGTCACTGATGTACTTTAATGTAACAATTTTATTTACCAAGCTAGAGCTAAAGTGTGCAATACCTTTAAGCTTGTCAATGTAGAACACACCATTACCTTGAGCAAACTCAGGGTTTAAGCCATAACGTCTACCGTGACGGTAAAGATTAAAGAGTTCACTAGTGCTAAGTTCCGCTTTGTTATTAGCTTCGTGGTTAGACGCTTCGAATTTTTTTAACGTTTCTGATTTATCAGCATATATTTTATTACCGCTTCCATCAAACGTATATTCGTAATCAGAATCCTGTACAATAGCTTTAGGGTTACTAGAATGGCGTGTAGGATATATAATGTGTTCTATACCACCTGCATCTGCCCAGCTAAAACGAACGTAATTAACGTAGTCTTGTGGCAAAATCATTTCTAGCGCTGGCCCCAATTCAATTTCTAAAGCTTTTTCCGAGGGTAATATATCGAAGGAAAGCTCTTGTAAAGCACGCTGAGCATGAAATGCAACATCTGTGCGCTTAATTTTGCTAATGATTTTATCTTCTCCAACATAAGCGATGATGAAATTGTTAATGATATCTTTAATGCTTACAAACTGGTAATCACCGTAATTTTCGTCTCCACTGTTCCAGTTGCCGTCTGCACCTTCATAATAGAGCTTTTGTGTTTGATTAATTAATCCCATTTATTAAGCTTTTTCTTGTTGTGTGTTCTGCCCTTCCATTTGATTACCGATTTGGTAAACCTGAAGTTCTTTGATAGAAAGACCTGCTAGTTGTAATATTTTAAAAACCAGTTCGGTTTCTTCAGAAGCATGCAACTCAAAATCAGTAGCATTAGAAGCATTATATATAGCTCTACCAGATACTGTATTGTATGCCCATTCAACCGTTGCAGGTACTTTAATATAATTACACGATACTCCTGAAGTTAATGCCGCCGCGCCATACACCTTATAGCCTGAAGAGTTTGCTACAAATATTGGGCGGGCGTCAGTCGGCTTAGTAAGCGGAGAAGCATTAATATATAGATATTCGTTTGCGTTAATACGCTCAGCTTCGATGCTATTATAAATAATTGTACCTAACCGGTAAAGATCACTAGGGACCGTCCAGTTAGGAGCAGAGTAGGTCATACTACCATTCTTCTCGAATATGTTGATTTTCTCATTCAAGAGGTTAAGCATGTCAGAGTATTCAGTATCATTACCATGCATTCTACCAAATTGGTTAATGTCATAGAAGTACTGCTCAAAAATATCAGACTGTGCTTGGTTTGCAAACAAGTTAAATTCCTGAGGAGTTACGTACCCTCTTTGTTCTTTGTTAAGGATAGCCAATACTCTTTGGTATACCGTATCTACGCTTACTGCCATTTTGTGTTTGTTTATGTATATTAAGTAATTAGGCCGCTTGTTACAGCAGCCTAATCACAAAAAGATATGTATTATAGCTGTTTCTCTACGGCTCGTAATACTTCCATACCCTCATCTGTTTTAAAGTAAGCAGCGAGTGCTGAATATGGATGTTCATTAAACGGTACTGTTAACAGCTTTCTTCCGTTACTTGCATATGTAAATGTGCGTTGGTCTTGTGATAGATTCAAAATTCCCGTTTCGGTAGCTTTGATCCCAATGTTACGCAGCATTACGTTGTCGTCATTAGCCAAGTCTAAGAAGAGACTAGGGTTATTACGCGCAAGTATTAGTAAATCACGTTTTAGTTCTTTAGAAGACGCGTTAGATACCTGTTGTGAGCCGTATTGAGCTCTTAAAATTGCTTCGGCTTCGTCGATATCCATTGCTTTTGCAACAGTCATCGCTTCTAGCTCTAGTTCAATCCAGTCAGTTTCGTTTTCTGCGATCTGCTCTGGTTTGTATTCCATAATGCGACCTTGCAGTGTATATGGGTGGTATAAAGAAAGAATTTTTTGTAAAACTATATTTTCTTTTGGTACCCTCAAAATGCCGTCTCTAAATACGATACGACCTAATGTTGCAGTTCCTTGTTGCTCATCAACGAAAGGGGTACGCTGGTTAGTTGCATAACGCAATTCACGGTTGTATCCTAATTCTTCATCAAAGTATAATAAAGGAGTGCGGGCTGAATGTACGGTAGGTAATGTAAACGCTAATGGCTTACGTCCTGAAGTGATTTCGTACAATCTGTCTTTGATAACCCATGTATCTACAGGTGCAGGTGCTGCGACTGGTGCCGCAACTGTTTCTTCAACAACCGCCGGAGCAGGTGCTGTTTTTTTTGCTGCAGGCGTTGCTGCAGGCTTTTTAGCTTGTGCCATGATATAATATAATTAAATAAAGGTAATAATTACCCCCGCCACAAGGACGAGGGTAATATTATAATAAACTATGCTAATTATGCAGTAGTTTTCTTAAGCATTACGAAGTTGTTCGCAGCTTGAACACAAAGTGCACGCTCAGAAAGGAAGTGTACGTTCATTTCATCAGCGTCGCTAGTGTAGTTGCCACCAACAGAACCAGTAACCCAAGACTTCATACGACGATCTTCAGCTTCAGAAGCGCGGTAACGTACGTGTAAGAACGGACGTGCGATGTTCTGACCTAAGTTTTGGTCGTATACAGTAGAAGTACCAGCAGGAACAATAACACCCTCTACGTCAGCAATGCTACCGCGAGTTGCAGAATCGTTCAAGTATTTCCAGTCAGTCTTGTAGAAATCGTAAGAACCACGACGGAATCCAGAGAAACCTAAGTTCAAAGCCATATCCTCAGAGTTGTCGAATACTCCGTAAGAAGTACCACCCGTTCCGTAGCTGTTAGCACGTGCAAGCATGTTATCGATATCTAAAGCAGTACGACGATCTAAGAACATCATGTTCTCTTCAATAGCACCTTGCTTGTCTAATTCTTGAAGGATAACGTCGAAGTCACCCAAACCAGTCAAACCAGCAGCGTTATTGAAATCTTGGTCGTTAAATACCAAACCGCGAGACTCTAGAGCCGCAAAGAGACCTTCAGAACCTTCGATCTTAGCAGTGTTACCAAAAGCAGCAGCTTGAGCGATAGTAGTTTGTGCTTTTTCAGCTTCAACCATGCTCATCTCCAAGTAGTCTTCAAAACGTAGACGAGACTCGTGCTCAGACTTCAAGTACCATAAGTAACCAGAAGTACCAGCTTCAGTAGTTACTTCAACCCAACCAATTTGAGCTACATCAGAACCTTTAACATTGTACTTATCACGTAAGATGATAGGCTTGTTGTCAAAAGTAGTGAAAGAAGCGTCTAGTGAGTTACCAGCACCGCTAGAACCTTTAGTGTACTCAGAACCGTAAACGAATACTTTAGCATCAGTAGCAGAATCGAATGTGCTGCTCAAGTTTGCATCAGAAGTATCGTAAACAGCGATGTTTACAGTATTACCAGATACAGAAGTAACGTATGCTTTGTGGCTTACGTATCCTTTAGATACTACCAAAGTCATACCTGCACCGATCAAGTGACCAGAAGGCATAGTAAGTGCATCACCATCAGCATCAACAGTAATACTGTCGTATGCAATGTGAAGACGTCCTTGCTCTTGCCATACTACGCGGTCAGAAGCCATAGGCATTTCTGCACCAACCATGCGCAAGAATCCTGATACTGTACGGTTTCCGTAGCGCTCTACTTCTTTCTCGTATACCTCAGGAAGGAACTGTTGTGTAAAGTCCATGTCAGCCACAGACAGATAATTGTCACCAAACAAGCCCTTGATAGGACGTGGAGTAAGGTGAGCTAAGTTTGCCAGACCAGCTGGCGACGTTGCAAAACTCATTTCTTATTTGTTTTAATGAATTATTTTTTAAACTTGACTTTGAGTTTAGAAGTGCTTTCACCATCATTTACAGCGCGTATAGTCCACCCGTTTTGTGTTGTAACTTTCTCATGAGCCCCTCTCGGATTCATATCAACATTCTTCGTGCGTGCCATACTGTCCTTTACTGCATCGGCTTTACCTTGCTCGTAAAAGTGTTGTGCAACTTGATCGGCATTCATAGCGGTGAACAGCGATTTATGATAACCCTTGGCATCTTTCATTTCCCCCTTTTCATTCAAGAACTTCTTGATAAAGTTGTTAATGTCACCTTGAGTTTCCTTAACCTGGCCAGCGTCTTTAACCTTAAAGCGGTACTTCTTGTCCCCAACGCTATAATCGAAACCTTCGAATTTGTCGCTGAATACTTTCTCGCTTTCTTGTTTAAACCTACTGGTTTGTCGTTCTGCTATTTTTGCAGCCTCTTCACTCTCCTTATTATAACGATTGAAAAATTCAACCGCTTTTTGCTGTTCAGGATTCAATCTTGAACCCATCTTAATTTCATCGTAGTATTTAGACTTTAAACCGTCTAAATGATTTTTAGCTTCTGCTAATGCTTGTTTACGCTCTAATTTCTTTAAGCGTACTTCGCGTTCGTCATCAAGCTCTTCGTCGTAAGAAAACTTATCGGCTAATAAGAAGTCGATGTCTTCTCTATCATAAGCACTATACTTAGTTTCATAGTATTCACGAAGCAGTTGATCTTCGTTAAGACTAGAGTAGTCTGTGTTTAGACGAACGTAATCTTCTAATGATCCTCCTGTTTCACTCATAAAGTCTACAACCTTCTGAATGTTTTCCGGTAATTCAACGCCAGTTTTTTCCTGCTCTAAAACAGCTTCAGCGATTTGTTCGTCAAGCTGGTTTGCCGCAATCTCTGCCTCTTCTTCTGTAATTTCCATTAGAACAGGCTCTTCAGCTGCCGCTTCTGTAGGTTCTTCTACAGGTGTTTCTTCTTGTACTGGTGTTTCTTCAACAACAGGCTCCTCGACAGGTGCCTCTTCTACAGGTTGGGCAACAGTTTCTTCTGCTGGTGCTTCCTGAGGTACTGCTGAAAAATCCACTTTAATAGTACCATCATCACCCTGCGAAACAGGAGATGTGTCTTTGGTTTCTTCACTCATGATAAAATATTATATAATTGTTATGGTTATTATTACCTAGGTTCGAAACTTCCTAAACCAAAACCCCCGCCAAGTATATCATTACCAGAGGATTCGAAGTCTTTAGGCGAACCGCCTTTTTGTCTTTGGTCTATAAGCTCACTTTGTTGTGTAGCTTGAATTTTTGTTCTTTTGTCTTTGCGATCTTCAGTTTCTGAGATCTTAGTCTTAGCGGCATCAACCTCTAAGCCTTTAAGCTTCATGTTATACTGGAACTCTAATGCCATTAATTGCATTTTAGCCTCAACTTCTTTGTCAATTCTTGCTTGCTCTAGTTGAGCTTTAAGTTGTTCTAGCTGAGACTTAGTTTGTAATGCAGCTTGATCTTTCTGCATTTCAGCTTGTGCTGCAACTTGTTGCGCTTGAGCATTGGCTTGTGCCTGTGCTTGCATATTTTGTTGTTGCATCATTTGATCACGCTCTTGTTTTTTCTTACGGCGTAGCTTTAATAACTGGTTAGCTAGCTTTAAGTTTTTAACTTCACGTATATCAATAGCATCATCTAAATCAATAAGTCCCGCAGATAATGCAGTTTGAATATTGTTTTCTAGCAACGCTTTTTCTTCGTCATCC